TTCTTATAAGAAGCAATTTCTTGACGTAATTTACAAGCTCTAATAAACACATTTTTATCCATAACCTTAATTTCATTTTCCTATTACACAAATACCTATCACCAACGCCACCACAATAACCGCCCCGAACCCCGTTATCCACACCCAATACTCCATCACCCCGGATCGCTCTTCTTCCGATTCTTGATCCACCACCTTCTCCGTGTTCTCCTGCCGGGAACTTGCAATTTTTGTCGTGTCCTGATTATTTTCCTCTGTCTTCTTGCTAAAATCCACATTCGTTTCAATACGTACGTTTCCGGCCGAATCTCTCGTTTCCACTTTACGATACTTGATGTCAAGAAATTCAAGCAAACGAGTATCACGGTAGAGTTCAGCATAAAGTTGTTCGGTAGATTTACTATTCTCTACCGAATCAACCTTGGTAAACTTCTTTTTACTACCACATGATAATAGCGTGATCACGCAAAAGATAAACAATAGCTTGTTCATGATTCCTGTTTTTAATATAACCACATCACTTCCTGATCATGCGTTTCTGAATCATCAGCATGAACAAACGTCTTTCCCACACCGATCCGCTTGAATCCAGCTTTCAGTAAAGCGTTCACGACAAGAAAACGATTCCGGGAAGTGTTACACCGGATGTCTGCCGCTTTCCCTAGCGTGTGCGCCCCGGTACCGGATCGTCCTTTAGACTGGTCCCATTCTTTTGAACGATAAGCCGAAGTTAAAACAAACGGAATCCCGGCAATCTCTCTAGCCGTGTCCAACTTACTAATAGTTGTTTGTTTCATGTCCTGTAACGAACAAGAGGGAGAACAACGGTTAAACTCGTCCTCTTTAAAATACTTACTTGTTATCATCCGTGACCTCCTTCAATTTTTCTAGTAATTGTTCCGCCGTTTTAGCGTCGGCACATTGAATTATCGCCCGGATAGCGTCCGGCAGTTTCGCCACCTGACTCTTCTTTGCCCTCTCGTTTTCCCAAACGCTTCGGCCCTCGATTAACACGATAGCTGCCGTGACGAGCATCGAAACGTAAGGTAAACTGTACCAGGGAATGAAACTCCCTATCAAGTCAAATATCAAGGCCATCACCTGTATACGCCAGTAGTCTCCCAGTTTAGCGAATGTTCTCCGGAGTCCCCCGGAATAAACCTTCTCGCCCCGGGCCTTGGCACTATTTACACCTGCCCACAAGTCAACACAAACAGCGATACACATTATCGCCCACATCGCCAGGATAACGTACACCCTCGTGAGAATAAGGGAAAAATCTCCCGTTGTCAAAAAATCAATAATCATCTTGCACTTTCTTTAAATTATTATTCCAAATTACTCCAATATTCCATTATTAACATTACATTTGCAATACAATCGTGTCCATCGCGATTGACTAAAATAAAGGCGGGGCCGTGACGGGTACCCGCCTCTTTCTTCACTCCCCTTTTTCAAGTAAAGCCATCAAGGCATCCGAGACCTTGTTACTGAAAATACCGCTCTCCATGCTTGCAAGCCTGACAAGTAGTTTCACCTCTTCATCTTCAAGCTCGCAAGGGCTGGGAGACTTGTAAATCTTCTCCGCGAGCAACTTGTATTTCAAGCCAGAACAACTGGCGTAAATGCTTTCCGCGACGAGTTCCTTGATGTTAGCCACTTCCTCTTTCCCGGAAATGGTTCTCATCACGACAAATTCAAAGTTTATTTTAACAGTCTTGTTTTTCATGTTCTAGATATTTAAATTTTACCAGCTAAACCTTTCGGGGTACCATAACCCGTAACCCGATAAATACCTGAACGTGCCGCAACAACCTTCAAGTATCCAGTGATTGCCTTTCGCGGTCCCCGTCACGTTTATTCTATGGCTGGTACTGGTGTTCACGATCGTGATCACTTGCCCGTCCACGGCCCCGGAGGTGTCTAGCTTGCACGGGTTATCCCCGCCCGTGTTTCCTTGAACGTAGACAAGCCTCCTGTTCGCCGTGGGTATCGTGCCATTGCTGGAGTAAGTCCAAAGATGCGGGAATGCAGACTCGTGAGCGTTCTCGTTAAAACGAACGTGCGATCTCAACTCTAAAAGACCACGGGCTATTATATCACTAGCGTAAAATCGACACGAACGATCAACTCCATTTTCCCTTACCACCCCTTGCATCCAAAAATCACCGTTCTCTACTGCCAACACGGTCTTGTTACCGTAAGCGTTATTGTACGGTCCCACGTATATCGCCGGGAAATGCGGGGAACCTTCTTTCCCTCGAAACTTCAAAGATCCAGCGGTCAATAATAAAGAACCTTTATCGTTATCACCTGTCAGGCTATTCTCGTCTATCCCGAACGGCCCGATAAACGACCCCCTTTCATCAGAATAACCGAGTTGAAAAACCTCCTTCCCGTCAACAACACCCCTGAATCCCCAACCCGCTTTTAACGACGTATCGATGTCCTTTTCTCTCATGAACATCTCGACGTAGTTTTTCGAGTCGTTGTACACCACGAACTTCCGGTCACCGGGATCGTTTACCAGAGCCAACCCTTTCCCCGTCATCGGCTCGGCACCGCCCCACAACCTCGTTTCATTCATGTTCAGGCTACCGATATTGAGGAACCTCGTTTGAATCCTCCCGCCGGACAACAGCGTTTGAGGCTTGCCGTCCTCGTCAATAATAACGAGAAAGTTCGTCACTGACGGTGCCAGTTTGTTGAAAATCTCCCAGTACCGTTCCCCGACCTCGCTACCCGGGTCAATCCCCGCCGGGATAAACTCCTTCGGTTTCTGTACCTTGACTTGATAGATATTACCGTTACGGGACACGAAGTCACGATTTACAAGGTTGTACTTGTAATCCGTGACCGTGGCATCCCACTCCTCCCGGTAGACCGGAACCACCTCCCTTGGCCTTATCGTTACTGTCCCGTGTGCTGATAACATGCCCCTATTTCGTTGCCGTTAAACTCCAGTTAATCGTCCCACCGTTGTCAAGTAGTTGTTGTCCCGTGATCGTGAACTTACCACCCGTTGCCACGCCGGAGGATATTTCTGTCCCGTCCAGCTTGAGAAGGGTGTAATTGAACGTGTAACCCGTCAAGTTATCCGTCGTTCCCACCCTGCGAACCACGGCCGTGTAGGTCAATGACTCGCTCGAACCGATCATGGCATCAACAGGTTGATCTATCACGATTTCGAGGGGATCGCTCAAGTCCCTCACCGTGAAGTAAGCGTTCGTCACCACCGAGCCATCCACGCTGAATTCCAGCATGTACCTCGCTTGACTATCCACGTCATCAAGACCAACCTCTATTGATTTAGTCGTTTTCCCGGTTGATTCCCACGTCGTTCCGTTCCACTTCTTCCACGAATACGTGACTTTTTCCGTCACGGCTATACCGCCCAGCGTCAACGACCCGGTTAGCGTTGTACTCGTGTTGTCAGGGGTCAACACGCCACCGTTAGTGAACTCGATGGAACCCACGTAAGTATCACCGGGATTATCAAACCTCATGATGTCGATACCGTCCGAGACGTTCTCCGTGTTACCCCCGATCGTGGCATCGATATTTAACACCAGTTTTTGATGAGTCGTGTAACCGCTCATCACGTTACCCGTTACCTGTAAAGCCGGGACGGGGGTCGAGCCGATCGTGTAGGTTGTCTTCTTGAACATTCCAACTAACCCGGGATTCGTGCAAATCCCGTCATCATCAAACGTCAGGGTAATACCCCCGAAGATCCATGTCGGGTTGGATAAATCCGTCACCGGGGCACTCGTGTTGGAAACCATCACGAAAGGATAGATCACGGGCTGGTTAGCCGCTTCCCCCCAGTCCGGGGTTACCTTCTCCCCGTTAAATACCTGTTGCAAAAGTTTCGTCGGCACGAGGCTCACCGACACGCTAACGCCGTTCTTTAACAGCGTCACCGAACCGAATACACTAACTTCATTCATTTCTCCTCGTTTTTATCGTTCCACTTGTCTCCCTGTACCTCTCGTTGAGCTTGACTCGTTGTCAATACACGCCCGTCAACCGTTTTCACCTTGTCTTCCAGGGTCAGTGCCACCTCTCCCGTTTCCTCGTTGATAACTGGGAAGTAAAGCTTGAAATCATCCTCGTGAAGGATCACGAGAGAGCCATCAACGGACTTTCGTCTCGATTCCTGTAATATTCCCGCCCCGGCAGCCTTGGCCGTGTCGCAGAAAATGTAATAAGCTTGTTTCTTTACCATTGTATGTTATTTTAAATTGTTACAAAAAATCCGTTCTCCGGGTCAACGTTGTCGATGCCCGGGACGTTTACCGGGGTCAGGTTTGACGTTCCCTTCACCGAACCGTCCTCGTTCTTGTTTTTTAGCATGTTGGCCCGGTCTCCGCCCGTGGGTTGAAAATCCCAGAGGTGATAAACGGACTTGTCCTCGTTAAATATCTCGTAACGAAGTACCTTGCCGTTAAAATAATTCACTCCAGGCCCCTTTCCTATCGTGATCCCGTTTTTCCATGTCCCGGCGTTCTCGAACGTCGTTCCCACGCGTACACCGTTCACCTTGATCGTGAACTCGCCATCCACCGTGATTGACACCTCTAAACGATACATTTTCCCCGGTTCCACCTTGAAAGCGGGTGCCGTGTAAGGGGTACTAACTGCCAGTTTATCTTTCACGTACATGGTCAACATCCCGGTAGAGGACACGGACGGCACGAACCCGAAATCATTAAAGATCATGCTACAAGGTATTTGCAAGGAATTGTAAGCGTCGACAATGAAATCCAGCACGTGCGTTCGTTTATTACCGTACCCCCACGGGTAAATATTCGTGGGATTGTTATTACTCGAGTACTGGTCAATCCCGTTAAAGCTCGCCGCCCATTTCGCCTCGTCCAGCCCCTCTACCGGGTCAACTGAATAGTCGAACTCGTCGTTCTCGAACTGTTCCTCTTTAATGAATACCTTGCTCCCTCGGGCGAAAATAGCACCCGTTTTATCCTTCCACGGGAAACTCCAAAATAGTTGAGGGTTCGCTATATCCCCCCGGCTGGAATGTATCACCACGCTCGCCTCGAACAAGCTCGTGTCGTCAAGGATCATGGAAGGGGCGACTATCTCCGTGTTGCATTTCGGGTACTGGGTCGAGAGAACATGATCCGTGGTGATCGCCCTTGACGTTGATTCTTGCCAGCGTTCGCCGCCGTCCGGGATCGCCGGGACGAACTCGTCGGTAGCGGGAGTGTAAGCGGGCATGGTCTCGTCGGTGTACTCGCCCTCGACGAGCATGAGGTCGTGAAAAATTCGGATTGTTCCCGATGATGAATTTTCACGTGAATACAAGAGTATATCAAGATCGTGCGTGAAATCCACGTTGTCCACGGCAAACTTTAACACGATCGTTTTCCCGTCTTCCGCGTACCCCGTGTTCGATACTATTTTACTAGCCGTATGATCGTAGATAATCACCATGTGTTTCCGCGAGTCTACCCCGGACACGAACTCGCTCTTTCCCGTGTACAAGGTGAACGTTTTCTTTTCTGTTACCTTGTACAAGGATGTGTATTGCGTGACCCTTCTTTCCTTGCTTCTCCCGGTCACGAGATTCTCGCCGTGATACTCCACTAGCTGGAGGTCGTAGAGGTTGGTTAGGTACGTTTTGCCCCCGTAATTAGAGGTAATTTTAGCTATCGTTTTCCCCTCGGCTGTCACTAACGAGGATACCTTTATCGAGGTTTGATTTGAGGGTATGGATATTGATTTATTGGAATCATCCGTGTATATGATGGTAAATATTAAACCCGAATCATTTTGTTCTCCTTGTAACTTCCATCTCACGCCAAACCTGTAACGTTGGTTCGACTTGTACTTGATCTTTTCACCGAAAAGATCTTTCTTGCTTCTGCCAAAATTTTCATACAAGGTTTGTTGGTTTATCACGAAATACTTCCCGTCAGCGTCTTCCCCCGGTGTACTTATTCCCGCTGCAATAGCGTTCCAATCACCACTGATCATTTTTTTGCTAATCAAGTTTACCCCGGCCAGATCGGGCAAAACGTCAGCGACACACCTCAAATCTATTCTTTTCCCCACGGCGGCACAAGGAACCTTCAGTTTCCCGGTGTAAGCCCCCGCGATCCCGTTGTCTCCCTCCTCGATTCCCGTGTAATCGCCACCCTCTTTTTTCGACCAGCGATATATCGATCCCTCGTACTCGGAATCTCCACGGTACAGGATGTTATCCACTTCTATTATATCCCGGTTCTCGGTCGGGTCCACCACCTGACCGTAAGGGTAATCAACCTTCACCCGTAACGGCTCGTCCGTCGATACCGTCACGCCTAGAGAAATAGTAGCGTTGACGTTGATCACCTTGCCATTCCGGGGGTCGGTGTACCTCGCCGTGAAGATCAAAACGACTCCCTCTAGCGGGGTGTTCTTCTTCACCGTGATCTTGCCCCGGCTATCCGTGTTCCCGTTACGGTCTATCACGTAAGCCGTGTTGCTGTCAGCGATGTTGTGCGCCTCGTCCACCACGTTCTCGTACCACTTGACATTCGTCAGTTTACTGTTGATGACACCGGGATTGACCTTTTTCGGGTCGGTTGCCTTCACCGTGAAAAGGATTTCTAACGGTACTAGCCCCCTGTCCGGGTCGTACGTCTGGTAACTAGCGTCGTAATTTTGATTCAACGCCCCGGAAACGCTCGTTGAATAAGCGAGGTCGAGAGGCGTGTATCTCTTTCGTGTTCTTGCTAAAGCTCTTGCCATGTTATTATAAATTTAAATATCCCTCGTTAGTACTTGTTTTCCCGTTGTTGTAAATTCTCGCCTTGCACCACAGTTTCACGGGAACTCCCGCCTGCATGCTGGTTGGGAAAGTGGAACCGTCCACGTGTTGCGTGTCCGTTTTGGAACCGTGCAACGATTTCCAAGCCGTGTCGAACTCCTCGTTCCCCGTCTCGATCCACCATTCCCACTCGTTCACCAGGTCGTTGATCGGCTTGCTCCCGGCGAACACTTCCACCGAGACATCGAAAAGTATATCCAGCCTGTCCCAGAACTCCCACGACCCGGTACTGCTGTACATCTTCATGCCTAGCGTCGTGTCACCGTCAGCAACCTGCCAAACTTCCGAGTCGAACCGGGGAGCCTCCATCGTCCCTTCCTCGCCTTCATAAACGCACGTGTAACGACAATACCCGTCCGTCACTTGATCGTAATAAAAGAAAGGGGCTTTCTCGATCGTCCACAAACCCTTGTAACAAGGAACCCGCTCCTGTGTCACCCCGTCAGCACTTACTTGAAAGACGTTCCCCAGCAAGACCATGTTTTGACCGAAGAATGTAGCCTTCTCCCTTGCACGCTCCGGCAAACCCTTGATCTCCGGGATAAGGTCTTTTATCTTGCCGATAAGTATATCCCGGTTCTTCCACGTCACGTCGTAAGAGTTCACCCCGGATAACATCTCTATGATTTGATCGTGAGAGGATAACCGGATGCTGTTCTGCCTCGTCTCGTCCGTGAAGTTTCCCCGACGTCTGAAAGTCATGAGAGGTCGAGGGGGATAAGCCGGGTCCTTCGGGTACACCTCGATCGTGTTATCATCCCCGACCTTGGTAATCTCGAAGTAAATCCGGTGAAAGCCCGTCTCGATCTTGAAATCCGTCACGCAGATGTCTCCCGCCTTTAATTGTCCAGTTCGCACGGAGTTCTCGCTTAGCGAGACCCTGTATAAACCATCTTCCAACGGTTCTACCTGGTCAACTTGACCGCCCTCCGTTAGTATAAATTCATCACCGATCAAGGAGATTTGGTTCAAGATGTATTCCTCCGCCCAGAACCGTTTCCGTACTTTCAACGTCTCGACCTCCGTGTCCACGCCGACTTTATAACCAGTTAAACCGGAGGCGAAATCTTTCGATTTCAAGTAACTCGCCAGAAGGGCTACAAATTCCGGGGAATCCGTTTTTCGAAGGGCTTGATCAAACCAATCAGGAAAAGTCTTCCCGTCCCACAAAACGGTGTCAGGAACTTGTTTTACTGTTTTTATGACTTGAAGTAACGCATCCCACACGACGGCTTCTCCATCCGTCATTTCCCGGTTCCGGTTTGCGACTGGCCGAAGTTTACCTCGTGTTTCACCTGTTTCGAGGGAACCGATTATTTTCTGATTCCCCACGAACTCGTTATCTGCCGTTAGTTTAGCGTAATTGCTTAAATCAATGTAATCATTTATGTCTACATTAACATTTACAGAAACCTCGATCTCGTGTTTCTCCCAGTCAAAGCCGTTCCAGTAGATTACGGCGAGGGGACTGTTTATAACAAGATCCCCGAAACGAGGGTAATTTCCTTTCTTTGTTGCCAGGTAAAAACATTTGATAGCCGGGGATTGTTCCGGTATGGTCTCGGGTGTGGCGATGCCTAAAAACACGTTCGCTCCGATCCCGGCCAGCGTGTCAACAAGAGTTTTAAGGATACGATTATGTTCCGCGGCGTCGATTTTCTCTTCATCCGGTAATCGACGATGAATATAGTCGATCAATTGTTTTAATTCTTCCAGGCTAGTCATAGTCTTCATTATAATCGTTATCTGAATAAGATTCGCTTGCACCGATAGAAAGGAATATCAAGTCTTTTTCAAATGCCGGGGAATACTTGAACGAGAATGATTGAAGATCTTCCTTGTCGTTAGCGATATCAAAAGTTCCCTTGTCAATATTGACAGCGATAAAAGATTTCATTCCAACCAGGAACACGGTTTCACTGATGGCCATTTCCTTGCATACTTCCGCCAATTTCCGGCTGATATACCCGGTCGATGCCTCGAAAATATTCGTGTACCCGGACACGAATGTCGTGATGTTATAACAGTTAGCCTTGTAATTCATGGGTAGGTATTTTTGAAAGGTTTCTCGCTCCACTTTCAGTGAATCGGATTGACTCTCCGTGATCACGGTATCAATGCCCCCGAGTAGATTCCCGAATAGGAAACAACGATTTGCCGGGTTGTAAGGAAACACCTTGAACGTGACTTTCTTGAAAGCGATCTCGTTAGAGGAATTCTCGACCCATATCGTGTAAGAAACGAGTGAAACACCTGGTTTGGCGAGGTTCAAGTGTTTCAAACCGGACGGAATCGCGAACACGTTGTATTCCGTGACGGGAGTGAAGGTATGCAAGTCTATCGTGTCTTCAGAACCATCCGTGTACAGGGCGGATAGCTTAACCGTGTACGTGTCCGTGTACAAGGCTAATACCACGAGATAATGAATCTCCCCGGGGCGTGTCTCGATGATCTCCGGGCGGTGAGACAGGTAGTTCTTGCCTTGAACGACGTAATTCTCGATCGTTTCGAGGGGATAATTATAGAAGTTCAAACGGCATTTAATGGCCGTTAGAATACTCGTTTCTTTCGTTGCTGATTGTTCCCCGTAATATTCCGAGAATAGCACCTTGTAACGGATCGTTGATTTTAGAAGACGGGTAACACGAGAATCCTCGAAAGCCGGGAGGTCTGTTTGCATTCTCCGGTGAATGATCGTGCTAACGTCTAAATCTGCCACACCCGTTTCATCGGGATCCAGGTTCATGACGGGCAAGGCGTGAAAAATCCCGCTGTCAGGAACCGTTTCGATTTGGATTTGCGCGGTGAGTTGATGGCCTTCAATGGCGTAATTCCCCGCTCGAACTTTGAAGTTCATGGGATTCCCGGAAGGGGCTAGTTTAGCCGGTATTTTTAATAATTCTACTCCCATGCTGATAGATCCTCTACGATTTTTGTTCTTAGCGTGAAGGTGTAACGGCAAAACACGATTCCATGAGCCGGGTTCGCGAAATGGATCCCTTCAACGGAAGACAGGTCAAAAGTGGCAAGCAAGGGATGACGCTCTTTCTTGTCTTTCGCTATTTTCATGATGAACTGGTCCCCGATTGTTTCGAGATGATCAAGGGTTCGAGTTCTTTCCTCTGCATTGTTGATGTTGCAGGGAATCACGATATTAAACCCGCCCGTCCGGTTTTTTAACACGTTGTCGGGCGTGGACCCGGAAAAATCAAAGTCAAACCCCTCTAGCACGAGAGCCGGGTAACTCGTGAACATGGCGTTTGAAAGAAGTTCATCCAGCTCGTAACGTTTGAATTCTTTTATTTCCTTGTGTTTTCCTGCCAGGTCTTGAAAATAATTCGCTATATCAGAATATTCTTGTTTCATTTCCTTCCCTCCTTGATTTTTTTCGTGATGAACCTGAATACCGTGTTCACGGGGACTTCGGCGTATTTATCCCGGTCTTTCAAATCATCCCCGACGATGTTATCAAACACGTCAAGCCAAGAAGAATCATGACTTTTTCTCTTGCTAGATTGTTTCGGGAAAACTAGCGGGTAACGTTCCGTGATCCACTTCCGAACAAGACCGTAATTCAACGATATGGCCTCTAGTGTATTCCTGTCTAGTTTTTTAATCTTGTCGATATTGTTGTCAGCTGTCTGTTTGTTGAAACCTGTTTTTGGTGAATACAGGTAAGATACGAGCTTGCATAGTGTCTCGAATCGAGGATTTGTGGCGTAACTCATGTAAAAAGTATCCACGTAAACGAACTGCATGAATGGCATTTCTTGCAATTTCGGGTTCGGGGAATGGAGAATCCCCGATTTCGGGATCCGGAGAGTGGATAACGAGAATGACGAAACTTTTTGATCTCGTTTTATGAAATCGAAAAGGTTCGCCAGCTCGTGAATTTGTAATAATGAAAACCGTTTCACGATTCGCTTGGGTATATTCAGCATGATGGCAAGTAATTCATGATCATCCGGGCGAGAGGTTAAGGCAAGGAATTGTCTTGGTGTCATCTCGGACCAGCATGACGGGAAGGTTGTTTCAATACTCTTTTCCCGGAACCAACGACGATATGTTATCTTGATGTTGTTCATGATACTTTGATTTACATCCAAATAGTTTTCTTGTTCTTGTTATCCCTGGCGTACACGTTAATGTTTTCCGATGCCCCGGAAACTTCTTTCGTGAGATGATCCATGTACCGGGAGGCGAGTTCCCGGTAGCGTGCGACCAGGTTTTCGGTTGCCCCTGTCGATAACGGGTTTCTCTCGATGATCCCGTCCGCTGGAACCTTGTTTTCAAGCCAAACACCCGTTTCGTCAATATTAACCCCCGAATCCTCGATGGCGTATGCCACGGCGAGATAAATCGCTACCGGACGGATCAGTTTTAAAAGGTTGGTATCTTTCAAAACCGTCTCGTCTATCGTGATGACGGGAGAGATGTCTAAGTCGATAGCCCGGTGGATGAATGGTTGGAGGTGCTTGAAAACGACGTGTGACACCGCTTTATAATACTTCGCGAACACGAAACGATCCGGTATTACCTCGTTTTGTCCGGAAATATAATAATCTGATGTTTTGAATTCCGGGAAGTGTTCCAGGTTCTTCACGAAATATTCAACGATAACATCAAGTTGATCGAAACCGTTACGCCGGAATATCTTTTTCAAGTCTTCTTCCTGGTACTTGTACAAGGAACTCGTGTTGTCCCCGCTGATTCGTGTGAACCCACCCGGGAGAATTTGCGTGTTTAGTAAGGTGAAATTCATGTAAACCATGATATTGGACACGGCTTTCCGGCACATCTTGATTTCCTCGCTACACGTTTCCATGTCTTTCGTTAGACGGTCATGTAAATCCGTGCCGAGGAGCGGGACAAGGAAATTTTTTTCCGTGTCTTCCAGTAACGGGATCACGCGTTCCAGGTCGTAGTTCGACGCGAACGGGAGGAATTCTTGAATTTCCCGTGAAAGGAGGGTTTTGTCTGTCGAGAAGATCATGATATTACTTTTCGCATGCCGGAACCGGTGTCCAGCGTGGTTAATATTGTGTTCCTGAATCTCAATTGAATGTCCTTTATGCCGTTAAATTGTAACATGGCCTCGATCGGGTCCAGTATGTTTTGCCTGTCAAGCCATGCCATCGCCACGTTCACGAGAAACGCTTCCCGGATATTACTCCCACCTTGATTTCCCGCGTAAGTTCCGCCCGGCATCCCGGCTCCGAGAACGTTCGGGTTTACCATGAGAGAGAATAGAATTTCCGAGTTCGCGGCTGCCGAGGTCAACAATTTATCATCTGCCTTGTATTTGTTGTCTAGTGGTTCGATAATCCATTGTTCCTCGGGTTTGCCGTTCGTGCCGATCGTGTAATGCGTGAAGATAGCCTTGTTGGCGTTTGCCGAGTCGGTTAGGCTCTCTTCGATCAAGTCCATTTCTTCCTGGATCTTTTGTTGCCGGATCGCCTTATCCGGGTAATCTGCCGCCGGGAATCGTTTATCCCAGTAAGCGTATGGAATTTTCACGTGCCACATCCAGGTAATTTGGTTCTCGTACGCTTTCGCCAGAAAGGCCGGGATTTTATTTGCCACGTCAATCCAGCCCGCCAGTTTGGCCGACCACCAGGAAGGTAGGGGGTAAATGTCATCGTTATCCCATTCGTCTCGAAGAGGGTAAATGAAAGATTTACCCTTTAGCTTGGATTCATACCGGAGAATTTCCAGATCTGCCAGGGGATCGTAATTATCGAGTACCGGGTAAACTTCCATGTTTTGAGAGTTCACGTCTGGCCATTCCCCGGAAACGATGCAATTTTTGATCCGGCCGGAGTCGGGCTTGGTTAGCCGGGAGTGCAGGGCGTTGATGGTATTTATCCCGACGATCTTGCTACCGTCTTGATTCGGGATAAGTTGCGGGAAAGCTATCCCGAATTTCAAAATGTCCCGGTAACTGTTGGCAAGGTAACGGCGAATCATCCGGGATTGCATCAGGTTGACGATTTCGGGATGATTGACAACTTCCAGTTTCTCGTTTCCTTTTTCATCGTAGCCACTGACACGGCAAGGGAAAATTCCTTGACCGAGTACCACCTTGTGTATGAATTTCAACCCGGTGTTTAGAACACCCGTTCGGCTGATGATTTTAGAGGCCTCACGCGGGAAATTGTTCCCGGATCCCCAGGAGCAACAGACGTGGCCACCGATGGAAACGGTATCATCAACATCTTGAATTTGCTTGGTGTATTTCGTCTTCTCCGGGATTCCCGTGGTCGAGGCGAAATAATTTTTCCCGTAGGCCATTAATGGCACTCCTTGATCATTATATATGACTGTCGCTGCCATTAGAAAATCACGATTAAATCGTTATACCTGATAATTCGGTCTATCCCCACGGGTGTCGGGTGAGAGATCGCGATCCCGTCTTTGTCAACGGCAAGGATTCCCCGGCAACGGTTCGTCTTCAGATCCATGTTTAGACCGCAAGAAACGGCACGAGGATAATACACGCGTTCCCCGTTTTTCTTGTCAAAGACAATGGAAAAAACACGTTGTTTACCGGTAATCGGGTCTTCTTTTATATCCAGTTCTTTTAAAACGAGGTTTCTTTTGATTGTTGTTGCCATGTTGCTCCTGTTTTTCCGCTAAAATAGGAGAGCGTGGTCGAGGAAAAAAGGACAGATTTTGACGTAAAAACCCCGTTCGGGTGGAACGGGGTGGGTGTTTATATTGTTTTCAGTAGCCAGACGAACTTGCTTTGGCCGGGTACGGGAATACACTTGAATCCCTTTTCCCGCAGTTGATCGTAAATGTCTGCTAGAGGGATCGGGTAAA